ATATCTCCAGCATATGTAAATCTTGTTCTGTCAAATGGTTTTAATTCTGATGGTATTATATCATACCAAATAAAATCATTCCTTTTGATATCAGATGTAGGTGTTATTATGGTTCTAAAAAATAATTGTTTTTCGTATTTTGTTATGAATTTTTTTAATTCAGTTGGGGATAAATCACCATCGTCATACCAAAGGTGTAACTTAAATTGATGAATTTTATGTAATTCAGCTAGTCTGTTTATTACATATTCTTCAATTTCAGTTTTAACCCAATCACTCATTTTCAATCTTAATCTAACTACATTCATGGTAAATCCTTACATTTAGTAAATGCTTTACAATCTTTTTTTGTTTTACATTTGTCGTAATTGACATCTTTGAACGAACCATCTTCATTGTAACAACTCGTCATAAAATTTTGTAACCTATTGATTACCTTATTAATTGAAGGTTTACCATTTGCTGGAACAAAGGTTTGAACCCTTCTTTGTGGAAAATCCATACCCTCGTATAGTTTCCTCTTAACGATAAAATATTCCACATCGATTCTGTCCAATGGAACATCGTGCTGTTTTGAATAAAATGATTTGTACAATAGGAGTTGGTCTGTCTTGTTCTTGTCAGCTTTAGCGTATTTATTCCAACCCCAAGATGATGTTTTAATATCAATAATCTTGATTCGATTACGGATGTTGTCTTTAATAATTAGGTCGATGAACCCTTTAAATTTAAGATTATTTGGTAAATCGTAATTTAATGAAGTTTCGATTCCTAATAATTCATAACCTTTCTTACTGAAGTACATTGCTCTTTTCTTTTTGAAGAAATCTATAATTTTTAAACCATCACTATAAAATTCTGTCATCTCATCTTTAGTACAAAATTCTTCACCACCATTTTTAGCCATGATTTCCATAAATTGTTTCTTCATTCTATCTTCAAGTTCTTCATTGAGAAGTAGTTTGTCAGCCTCTACTATACTTTTGGTATACATTACTTTGATGTACTCTTGTAGTACCTCATGCATCGCAGT